TTGATATGCAGTAGTTTTTTACCCAGTACTCTCCTTGCTTAAATTTTTCGTATTCTTTATATACTTCATCAGTTGCTGGGACATCCTTTATAGCAGTCCAAACGCACAGTGAATCTCCACACTCTCCATCTACTAGAACTATATCTCCTTCGTTGTAGAAGTTATTTTTTCTTATACTAAAACTTCCCCAGCGGTCATCACTAAGATTTTTCAAGCAAATATCACGAGCCTCTCCAGATACTTCACTACAAGAATCTAGAGCTTTCTGTCTTAAATCAGAGTCCCAGCTACTAGCGGCTTCTTCCCAAGACAAGAAGCTGTACTTAAGACCGTAGGGCTGGTATAATGTTCTTAGCTCAGATTCACTCTGTACCCCCGCAGGAGTAGAAGAAGTAACAGAGCAAACTTTGTCCCACTGAGACGGAACAAATCTAACATATGATGAAAGAATATCCGTGTTAGCCTCATATAGAGCAATGACATATCCATCATCCTCTATCATCAAGACCCTAAAGCCTAGAGGGTAGGCTATGGAAGGCTTGTACGCAGCAGCAGACCACTTATCAGTAGTCTGCTCAAACAATAGCCCTGGAGTCCCTTGAGAAATCTCCCAGGGAAAACTGATGTCTCCCCAGGTCTTATATAGCCCCTTTTGAGCAGAAAAGAAGTCGTAAGATTCTATAAGTTCTGAGATGTCAAGCCCACAAGTATTAATGTCGGCTCTAGTACAAGACTTATCTACAAGTTCAACATCACTGCCTATAGCGTCTTTAACGGATACCCGCGATTTTATGTCTAAAGGCTCAAAACACCTTGTAAAGAAAAGGTTTTGTGGGGACACTAGTATACCACCTATCAGTTATAGGTGAATGTATCCATTACAAACACAATTTCGATAGTTGCTGGGTTGGATGATGTACGGTCAGCCACACCAAAGTTCAGACTTGTCATCTGAGCGTCAGGAATGGTGATGGTGCGTTGTCCGATGGGCTGCGGGTCTTCTCCGCAAGAAACCGGGGTGACTGTCAGGGTCACAAATTCGCAACCGTAGGATTTCCAAAAATCGACGATGTCGGCGTGCTTTTCGGGGTCGAAGGGCGCAGATAGTGTGACTTCGGAGAGGGTGCGGGGGCCTCTGAGGTTAAAGATCCGGCCTCTTACGCCATCAGCGTATTGCGAAGTTCCGGCAGTGTCTCTGATTCCGCTAAAGTTTGTGAAGTAGTGCTGGAAAGGTGATGCCTGAATCCAGAACTGCGATTGGGTGACGGGCTTATAAGAAAGCATGGCTACTATTAAGTGTATCTCTTAATAATTTAAACTAAGCCCCCGTGGCTATTACGCTCCTTCCAGCTCACATAAAATACGGAGCAAAGTACTTCCAATACCCAGCTTTTTTACAATCAACAACCACGCACTCGCTGTGAACAACACTTCTATTCAGCCTATAGATTTTAATATAAGTATCTATGAGACCCTTTGTATCCTCTTCTTTTAAAGCATTAACTCTCAACTTCGATTCAAACCCGGCCAGCTCCATGTCAAACATAGACACTTCCATTGAGTTTTCTGGGGAGATAAACACGGACTTCTTAGTCTCGTCCATGAGTCTCCGGGCACCATGGGCAAGATCGCCTGCCGATGTATACTCATCAAGATTGATACGAGTGTTAGACGCGTCAAGGTCCGAGCTGTTGGTTGAGATGATTCTTTGGAACCCAACGTCGTCGATTTCCCCGTTAAACTTAGAGGAAATTATCTGAGCTACTCTGTCTTTCTTGGTTTTCTCGCCTTCTTCAGCAGCTTCGTCAAACTCGAAGAAGTCAAATAGATCCAGAGGAACATCTTCCCCTCCGCTAAATGAACCCATTGCGCCGTTTTCGGCGTCTTCGGACATAGGAGCCTCTCCTTCAGCAGGTGGGGCTCCCGGTGGTGGTGCACCTGGCATTCCCATTCCGCCCATGGCCGCCATATCTACCTTCTTCAGAGAAGGAATCTCCAACTTATCTCTTACCCAGTCAAGGTCGCTTACCTCATACCCCACAGCCTGGAGCTGAGTAAGCATTTGAACAATTTTTACGGGATCTTCGCGTTGCTCTAGATCATCGAAGTTTCTGCGAAGCCTTGGGATTGCAGCACCAGGATAGTTGAGTTCTACAATCCAACGGATCAGCGTTGCATTAAGAGTTTCGTCTAGCTCCTCTGAAAAGGCCTTTGCTTTTCTCATCCTAATCGAGTCGGAGACTTGGTCCCGGGCGTAAGAGCCCACGTTTCCTGTCTCCTGTCCTACGGTGTTTTCGCCATTGAGAACGAAGCTAATTTGCTGATCTACATACTCAATGAGCTTCTCATACACCTCCGATCTTCCTTGGCTTTCTAACCAGCTCACCTCCATTTCGTCAGGGATTACTAGAGCCGTTTCCTGGCCAAGGCGCTGTAGAGCTGTGAATAAAGCGTTCACTTCTTCGTCTGGGGTGCCTAGGCTAAATTTGCCTACAGCTGTAGGAGTGGTATGCTTATCTGCATACTGCAACCAAAAAGATAATAGTGTCCGTCTAAACTCCACCAGGCTATAAAGCTGCCTGCCTAGGCCCGTTCCGTATGGGTCCATGAAGTTGCTATAGGACCAGTGCCTATGAATCACCATAGAGCGGAGAGGGAGGGGCAGTCCTTCTACTGCGCTATCTACTGTAAGAAGCCTAGGAGAAATTGTGCCGTCTTCGTTTAGAACAAAAAGAAACCTACGTGGGTCTCGAATTTTTATTTCTGCAGGGACGATGTAGGAGCCTTGCTTCATCCAGCAAACTTCCCCAATCCCAATACCTAAAATCAACGACTCGCACATTCCGCGGATAAATGTATCAAACGCAGAATTAGAAGAGACTAGCATCTCCTTTCCGTAAGCCTGCCTGGTATTGGTGCCCATTCTATAGAGCACTTGGCGTACAAATTCCGCCACTTCTTCATCGCGCTCAGCAGGAGAGGCTGGATCCACTTCCCACTTTCTTTGTACGATTTCCCCAGTTATTTTTTCCCAGGCCGAAATAACATGGCTGTCGTTAAACAGCCGCATGTACTTCTCAATAGCTCTAGGACCACCCCCACCTTCTTCGATGAGGATGTCATCGCGCCTCGGGAGGATTGTTCCCCCAGTGATGTATCCATTTCCCGCAAAAGCATACGGGTCAGCCTTGTACCCCGCAAGGCCTCCTTGCCCAGCTCCTAAGCTAAAATACCGGTCATAATAACCGGTTTTTGGTTTAACTGATTGGCGGGCATCGGCCATTTTTACCTACTCTGAGTGGTCATCTTTTTTATCTTTAAACTTAGACTTATCAATGTAGACAACTTGTAGGTCGAGAATTATGTCCCGGAGTTCTTCTGCTGTGATCTCTCCGTTGTTGTATCGCTCGATGGCTTCTTCAGCTCCGTCGACAATAACATTTTGTCCAACTGTTAGTACGTTTAGTCCTTTTTCCATTGTTCTTGGGCCTCGCGGGTAGAGCTCATGATGTCGTGCAGGGATTGTTGCCACTTCTCTTCAAAAGAGGCAATGTGGAGGTGCCATTTTTTAGGCCACTCTGCGGCGGAGTATTTATGCTCCAGCTCAACAGGAAGTAGTGTTGTAAAAGTTCGCCTTAGCGCACCCACCCCTCCGGCGATAAAGTTTTTGCGGTTTTTGATGTAGTATTTCTCTAGGACATCTAGAGGAACGTAGGGGTATGTTTTTTCAAACTCCGCAAACAGGGGGGATTTTTTGATGTCCGTTTTATTTTCTTCTTCGGCTTTTTGATTGACGTAGGAGTATGCCTCATCTAGCAACTCTCCAATTAGAGAGACGTTGAACGGAGTTTGCTCATAATCGTTAATTTCTTTCCAAAACTCCTTTAGAGACTCGTACGCAGCAACAATACTATGCTTGCTAAAAGTTGCAACCTTAGTTCTTACTTCTTTTCTTAACGAGTCCACAAGATTGGAGTCTGGTGCCTCGGGCCACATAGCCATGCGATGACCGCACCCAGAAGCCCAGAG